GCCAACCGGACTGAAGGCAAACCTGCGCTCTTGAGCGAAGGGAGAGTCGTGATGGGCCACATGAAAGACAAGTGGATCGAGCAGATGGAACCGAAGCCGCATGAATGGGAACGCCGGTGGATTCCGGTGGGCGAGCGGTTGCCACAGCCGGACGTAGACGTTCTTGTTCACTTTGCGATTAGCGGCTTTGAGATTGGCTGTATTGAGGGGCTGTCTGGGGGTTGGCTGTGCGCCCGCGACGTTTGCCGCGATGAGGCCACCCACTGGATGCCGCTGCCCGAGCCGCCCGCCTGAACTGCGCTCTCCATTGAGTATCACGCCCCTACCGCCGTCGATCCTCCTCGCCAACGGGCGGTGCTGCGGCCGTGGCTGCGTCAACTGCCCGTACCTCCCGCTCCGCGTCGCCGGCTCGACGGCCACGGCCACCCATTGACGCCCTTCTCGCGTCTTGTACCCTAGCCGCACCCACGGAAAGGGAGGCTACAAGACATGACTATCACGTTCATCGACATCGCCAAGAAATACCTTGGCTCTCGCGTTGTTTCCGTAAACTACGCGGCCAACGTCTCGAGGATTGCTGGCCGCTGCCGCGACGTATCGAACGATCGCGTGAACGGCTACCTCCAGGCCCGCTTGAAGTCCATATCGCCGCTGACTTGCCGTGCAGAGCGGACTATCTTGCTGACGCTCTGGAAGTGGGCATGGGAGAACGAGATCGTCGAAAAACAGCCCCGCGGGATCATGCGAATCAAGACATCGAAGCCACCGACGAAGGCGTGGACCGTCGAGCAGCTTCAGTCGGCGATCCTGCTCACACGGCAATGCGACACAACGAGACTTCGCAGCGGCGCAAGCCTCGGACAGTTCCTGCGGGCGTGGATACTGCTGGGCTACGAGGCCGGGGCACGCCGCGGCGACTTGTTCGCCATGACCCGCGATCACATCGACGGAGACACGCTCCGGTGGACGCAGCACAAAACAGGCGACCCGATCGTCAAGGTGCTCTCCCCGGCCTGCCTGGAGGCCGTAGGGGCCATGCTGGAGGCATCACCGGACGGAAGGGTGCTTGGGTGGGTCTGCAAGCCGCGGCAGGCCATGCGGCTGATCAAGGAGCACCTGGGACGATGCGGGCTAGCCGGCACGAGCAAGTGGTTGAGGAGGTCGGGGGCGACGCACATTGAGATGGTGGCCCCCGGAAAGGCTTCGCTCCACTTGGGGCACAGGACTGCGAACCTAGCGGCCCAGGCATACATCGACTGGGGACAAGTGCGGAAGACGACGCCCCTCACCCCGCGGCTGCTGGAGGCTGGCCCAACTTCGGGATGAGTGCCGGTGCTGACTGCCCCTTCACGACGCGAGGGTCAAGGTATTTCCTCGTCGTCGCAGGATCGGCGTGATCAAGCAGCCACTGGGCCGACCCGCCGGCCTGCTGGTAGTAGGACGCCGTCGTCTTTCTGATCTTGTGAAATTTGCAGTCGCGCCCCGCCGGCAGACCCGCCCGCTCTAGGATTATTTCGAGCCGCCTCCAGATGTATGAGCGGTGCCTGGGCCACGGGAAGACCTCGTCATCGGGGCCGCGGTCACCACGGATCGCGAGCATGGCGTCTGCCGTCTCTACGCTCGTCTCGCGGAGGATGTCGCGACGCCGGCCCTTGCGGTCCTCTGCCTTGAACAGGACGTTGCATCCGTGGACGTTCGACCAACGGAGGGCGACGAGCGGAGCCAGCCGCTCGCCCGTGTCGTAGGCGAGCAGGAGCAGAGCCCGCCACCAGAGGGCCGACGGGATGCCGTCAAGCCGCGTCTTCTCTCGAGCCGCGGAAGCGAGCAGCCGATCCATCTCGTCGGTAGTCCAGCATTCCGGCACGCGCTCCGCAACTCGCACAAGCGGAATCGTCGGCCACGTCGAGACCCGGCCACGTCGAGCCGCGAATTCCCATAGGGCACGGAGCTGGCTGCGGTCCTTGGCTGCCGTGGCGGGTGCGCGTTTGCGAACCCTGTGAGCAAGGAACCTGGCGACAGACAACTCCTCGAGGTCGGAGAGCAGCGGCGGTCGGCCCAGCACCTCCGCGTAGGCTGAGATCGTGAACTCATAGAGTTCTATTGTTCTGTCGCATATGCCCTTCAGTGGGGCGTAAGTGTCTCTCAAAAATGACTGGAGGGTCTCGCCCCCCACGGCGCGTGCGATCATGGTGAGATCAAACTTGCCCCCTACTTTGGGTTACGCAAACCCCTCGATGACCTGGCGAGTCAAAATTACTGCGTCGAGCATGATGCAATGCGGATACACGGAAGCCGTGGCCCGACCCCACTCCTCGACGGCTGCTTTGACGGCCTCGGAGGCCGATCCGGCCATCACGAGAATCTCGTCGGAATCCTCAATATCTCCGTCGGCCCAGTCAATAAGGACAGTCCATCGCCTCCGTGCCATTTCGTCGCTCCTTGCGGGAAAACGTCTCCTATGGCATATGACTGTGGCCGCCTCCACTCGAATTTTCAACCCCAGTTCCCAAAGTCGGTAGTATTTTGCATGGCCCCGGCCTCCGGGGCGGCATGGACACCTCCTCGGAATCGGAAAGATGGGTAAGAAAAACTACTACGACCAGGCACTAGGTTCTTACGAGGCCGCGTGCCTCCTCGGTATGCACTGGGGGCAGCCAAGCAAGCTGCTCGCCAAGGGGGTACTGACGGCCCACGTCGCCCCCGAATCGGCTTATAGCGAAGACCCTACCCGGTTCCCGGCGATCTACGACGGCAGGGAGATCGAGAAGAACTATCTCGAGTACGAGGAGAAGGTCGCTGCCCTCGGCGGCCAGCACGACCGCCGGCCACGAGCGTGGCTCCACCTCCGGCCGGAGGCGATCCGGCGGCTCAAGGCGATCCCAGAGCCGATCGACTTCGCCGACGCGGTGACTCTGGTCGAGGCTGCGAAAATTCTAAGTGTCCACATCAGCCTCGTGCCAAGAATGATCGCCAACGGAAAAATCGTCGGCCGCGTCCCCTGGAATCCTCGTGGCGTCAAGGCGGCGGCACGAAACTGGATCGTGTCGCGGAAATCGTGCCAGGCGAACGCCAAGGAGACTCGAGCTAGAGAAGTCGCCGGAACAAAACCGGGTACGAAGCGAAAAAAGGCCACCTAATTTTATTGTCTTGACCTGTACCAATGAACCCGCTACCCTCTCCACGCTCAAGGAGGAGGCAGCGGATGAAGTTGTGGCAGCATCAGGAAGACGCGATCAACTGGGCCTGGGATCGGCCGTGGGCGATCTGGCATCACGGCATGGGGTCGGGCAAGACCCGCACCACGCTTGAGTTCCTCACGCGGTGGCTGGCTGAACGCGGCGGCTCGCGGATTCTCGTCTGCTGCCCGAAAGCAGTAATCGCCGCCTGGCAGAAGCAGGTCGGCCTCTGGGCGCCGCACATCAGGATCGTCGCCCTGGAGAAAGGCACGAGCGATGCCAAGGCCAAGCAGGTGCAGGCCGCTCTGGCTGACACCTCGCCTTGCATCATCGTCTGCAACTATGAGTCGGTCTGGCGAATCAAGCTGATCGAGAAGACCCGATGGGATTTCATCGTCTGGGACGAGGTTCACCGCCTGAAGAGCCCGTCGGGCGTGGCGAGCCGCTGGGCCAGGCGGCTTGTGAAGGCCAATGCCCCGTGGGCAAAAAGGATCGGCCTGTCTGGCACGCTCATCCCGCACTCAATTCTTGATGCTTGGGCCATCTGGGCTTCGCTCGACTACCCGATGACGGTTTGGAATTCGTCGTTCACGCTGCACAAAGCAGAGCACGCCGTCTTCTCCAACGGCCCGCAGCGGTTCGTCGTTGGATACCGAAATTTGCCGCAGGCACACGCCAAGGTCGCCGCCACGACTCATCACGTTCGCTCGTGCGACGTGCTTGATCTGCCGCCGATCACGTTTGAGGACGTTGCCTGCGAACTCTCGCCGGGAGAAGCGAAACTCTACCGCGAGGTCGAGACGGAACTGTGTGCGATCTGCGAGTCTGGCACGGTGACCGCGGCGAACGCACTAGTCCAACTGCTCCGAATCCAGCAAATCTGCGGGGGTTTCGTGAAGTTCGATGGCGACACGGTCGCGTCGCAAATCGCGGAACATCCGGCCAAGGCCGCGACTCTGGCTGATAAACTACAAGACCTGCCATCAGATGAGCCGCTCGTTGTATTTTGCAGATTCACGTCCGATCTGGCCGCCGCCAAGGCCGCAGCGATCGCCGATGGCCGAAAGGTCAGCGAGCTTTCAGGCCGCGCCAACGAACTGGCCGACTGGCAGGCGGGCAAAACCAACACGCTGGTCGCCCAGATTCAGTCTGGTGGGATCGGCATCGACCTCACCCGCTCCGGTGATCGGAACTGCTGCTACGCATTTTTCTATTCGCTGGGCTACAGCCTCGCGGAATACGAACAGGCCGTCGCACGTCTGCACCGCCCCGGCCAAGAGAAGAAGGTTTTCGTCTATCACCTCGTCGCGACGATCAACGGCCGCTCCACAGTGGACGGCCGCGTGTACGAGGCACTCAGAGAAAGAAGAGACATCGTCGATGTCATCATCCGCGGATACAGCAAAAACAGCGCTCCAGCCGGTGCTCGCTGAGATCGCCGATCTGGATCGTCAGATCAAAGAACTTGACGGTCAGGTGGAGACGCTGAAGAAGCGTCGCGGTCACCTGGAGGCTCTCGCGATTGAGGAGCTTCAGACGCTGCGTCTCGACGCAGTTCGGGTGGCTGGCCGGAGTTGGAGAGTCGAGTGGGAGCACTCGTGCGGCGTCACGGAGGAGAACAAGGATGCGGTCATGGATGCCGCGAAGCAGGCCGGATGCTTGGAGGCGTTGACGAGTATCAGCACCGCCAGGCTGAAAAGCCTACTGAAGGAGCAGGCCAAGGAGGCTGGCACGGATGCCAGCCAGCCCTGGTCGGCGGGGACACCGTTTGAAGGACTGGTCGGCGAATACGTCCATCCCAAACTGCGGCACGTCTCGGCTGGTTGATTTCCGCGTCGGCACGTTGCCGGCGTGGTCGGTTCGATTAGGTACACAACAAGGAACTCACAAATGAGTACCGCGATTTCCACGAATGTGAAGACTGTCGATTACCCGGCTCTGGCGGCTGACAGCCGGCAGGCCAAGATCATCGCTGCCAATCTGGACGGCGAGCCGATGTCGCAGCAAGACCTGATCCGTGTTCCGACGCCGGCAGGAGGCGGTGTGGTGTGGAACATCGACAACAATGGGAACGTCGAAAGCTGCGACGAGATCGTCGGGCTGCTCGTCGCCATCGGCAAGCACGGCGTGTTGTGGCCGAAGGACGATCCGTCCGAGATGCGTCCCGTGATCGTGACGAACGATCTGCTCGTGGGCTACCGGGTGAGTGATGATTTGGGGGAAATTTCGCCCTCCACCTTGGAAAAGTTCAGGGTCGGTGATCGTCGCTATGACTGGGCGGCGCTCTCGTCGTCCGCTGAGTTTGGCTACGGCTCCGGCAAGAGCGGCGCCGGGAAGAAGGTCAAGGAGAGCCGCGTCTTGGCGATCCTTCGCCAGGGCGAAACGTGGCCCATGCTGGTGACGGTCGGCCCCGGATCGCTTCGGAACTTCCTTCCGTTCGCGAAGCGGCTGCCGGACTTTCACTACGCCTGCGTCGTCGGCCTCAAGTTGACGAAGGTCAAGAGTAGCGGCGGTCAGCCGTACTCGCAGATCGTGCCGCGGCTGGTCGGCGTCGTCTCGCCGGAGCAGGCCGAGGTGGCCCGTGTGACCTACACGGAACCACTGAAGCGGATGTTCAACGCCGCGCCGAACGGAGCCACCACGACGGTGGATGCCGGCGACGACGAGTAGCACAGCGGCTGGGCCGGCGGCCCCAAGCAGTCCCGATGACTGCCCGGTCGCCTAGCCGCGAGTGGCGTGTAACCAGCGGCAGTCTGACGAGTCCCTCTGACGTTCCTTTCCCGTCATGGCCGTCGGGCGAATTTGCCCCTGCGGGGCCGGCAGTGATGCCGGCTCCGCGGGGATTCTTTTAATTCAGATTCTCATTTCAAGGAGGGAACCGATGAGCGACAACATCTTCAAATCAGCGGCACACTACGCCGCAGCGTTCGGATGGCCGATGGTGCAGAACTACGGGATGCGGCCGGACGGCGGCTGCATGTGCCGCCTCGGCAAAGGGTGCGGTATGCCTGGAAAGCATCCCGTCCACGACGACTGGCTTCTGCACGTCACTGCCGATGAGGAAAAAATAGCGTCGTGGTACGAAACCGGCGATCCGTGGAACATCGGCCTGCCGCTGGGGCCGTCGAGCGGCGTGATTGATACGGAGTGGGACGACGAGAAGTCGCTCGCAACCGCGAAGCGGTTCGGGCTGCTCGGAATTCCGACGGTTGGGTATGTGTCCAGCCGCGGCGGGCACCGGCTGTGGAAACTCGACAAGCGTCTGGCTGAACTGTCGAAGGGCGTCAAGAAGATCGACGGCCTTGAGGTGCGGTTTGGCGGCGGCGGGAAAATGACGCAGTCCATCATCCCGCCAAGCGTGCACCACACTGGCAAGATGTACGCCTGGGAGCCGGGGATGTCGCCGGACGAAATCGAGCTGGCGACGATGCCGGAGGCGCTCGTGCTCGCGGTGATCGCGGCGTGCGGCGGTCCTGGCGGCGAGGGCGACATCACGAAGAACACGATTTACCAGCGCATCATTCAAGAGGGCGAGCGGAATGATGCGATGGTCTCTTGGATTTCCTCTGAGATCATGCGAATGCGAGACCCGCACGACGTTGAAGAGCAGCAGAATGTTCTTCTCGTCTGCCGATCGCTGAACAAGACCGCGCTAGCAAAGCCGCTGGACGATCAGCAGGTCGTCGGGATATGGCAGTCTCAGTTGCGTTGGGGCATGAAGGCCCGCGCCGCCGGCGCCACGAAGATCGCCAGCACCGACAGCAACGCCGACGAGAAGGTCGAGCAGGCCCGAAAGAGGAACCCGCACGCCGCCAGCGGTCTAGAACTCCGCAGCGGCGAGTGGTTCCCAGGGCTGTGGCGACTTGTAGTCCACCACTCCGACCCGAAGGAGTTCCGGCTCGGCGTCCCGTTGCCGGGGGCGACGGCCGAGGACGGCGACGATCGGATGCGGGTCTTCGTGTCCCTGTCGAGCGCCGACTGGTCGAGCCCCATTTCGGTCGCCAGGAAGGTGCTCGAGGCGACGGGGACGGTCGACGTGACCGACCCAAACCCGAAGGAGTGGGCGAAGATTTGGAACGGCTATTCCTACAAGCCGGAGGGCGAGAAGAAGTCGGTCAAGGTTCGCGGCCTGAAGGTCAAACTCATGGACGAGCGGGAGGAGGAATTCCCGCCGGCAGAGCAGCAGCGGTACGCAATGGTGGCCGGCTGGCTGCTCGACGCCCTGTCGGGGGCCGTCCGGCCGGAGCCTGACTCCGACGACTCCACGCCACACCCCTCTGGGAGGCCGTCTTGGGTCAGAAAGTCAGACGGGGTGTTCTACCTCTACTTCGCCTGGAACCGCGTCTGGGAGGACATACAGAAGCAGAGGAGGGTGCAGCTTCAGCAGGGAGACATGATCTCGCTGAAGCGTCGGATGCTGGCCGCCTCAGGCGAGGAAGAGTTCATGGTCGAGCGGGTCAAGAACGAGGCGGGCGTCAAAAGGCGGTACGTCGTCTGGGGTCAGAGCCATGTTTCCCATCTTGAGGATATTGCCCATCCTGACAGAGACGAACCGGAAACCTGCTTATTAGTGGGGGGACAATTGAATTTGGAAAACCAATTATGAGCGCGGGAAAGTGGGTTTGCGGGCCAGCGTGACGCAAGTCCTTTTGCAGCAATGGTTTGTGGAGGCCCACAAACGGGACCGGAAAAACAACAAAAACGGAAAGCGGGCCATGAAAGAGGCAAAAGTAGCGAGGCTGATCGGAGGCGCGGGCACCGGGAAGACGACGGAGCTTCTCGAGGTCATGAAATCGGTCCTTGAGAAGATCGGCGATAAGCCGGAACTGATCGGCTTCGCGTCGTTCACCAAGGCCGCTAGGGAGGAGATGGTTTCGCGGGCATCGTCGGCTTTCGACTGCCACCCCAGCGTGCTCGACAAGGGGGGCTGGTTCAGGACCGTCCATTCGACGTGCCACAAGATGCTCAAGATCAGTGGCGATCAGTTGCTTGCCTGCGACGACAAGGCGTCGAAGTGGGTCGCTGACAAACTGCGTGTTCAGTTGAGTTGGCGCAAGGTGGCCGACAGCGGGTATTCGGCGTGCGTGGGCGACGACGAGGCGGCTGCCTCCCTGAACCTCTGGGATGTGTCTAGGAACCGCATTGAGCCTCTGACGGTCGTTCATGCCGAGAAGTCCCTTGCGGGGCTGGACGTGCCTCCTATATCGACTGTGAGGCACTTTGCGAAGCGATACGAGGACGCCAAGCGGGTGGATGGGAAAGTGGACTTTGTCGACATCCTCGGCCGGTTCGCCGGCATCCGCTTCTGGCTGGACGGGCCGGAGGTCGCGGAGCCCGAAGGCGAACTCCCCGACGGGGTCAGGGCGTGGATTTTTGATGAGGCCCAGGACTCGTCGAAACTGGTGGACATGGTCTGCCGGCGGCTGGTCACCGGGCCAGAGGTGATCTGGGCGTATCTGGCAGCAGACCCCTTTCAGTCCATCTTCGGGTTTGGGGGAGCAGACTACCGGAACTTTCTGTCTTGGAACGTCGAGAAGGAACGCACCATGCCGCAGTCGTGGAGATGCCCGAAGCCGGTCATGGAACTCGGCGAACGGTGCCTGCGGAGGATGAACACCGGGTACTTCGACCGGGGCATCGCGCCCGCCTCGCACGAGGGAAGCGTCCACCGCGAGGCGTCGCTCGAGCACGCTCTCGCCAAGGTCGACGGGTCTCGGTCTACGCTGGTGCTCGCCAGGTGCAAGTACACGCTCGCCAAAATCTCTGACATCTTGGAGTCGAGGAAGGTGCCGCACGCCAACATTGGAGAGAAAAGCGACACCAAGGCACTGACGGCCTACAACGCCTACTGGCGGTTGCAGCACGGCATGGGGATCGGAGAGCAGGACTGGAAGGCTGCGATAGAGTTGACGCCCCAGAAGGCCACAGGACAAGATATATTCCTTGAGCGAGGCCAGAAGGCAGCGTGGAAGCGAGGGCAGTACGACGGGCACATTGACTTCATCGCGGCCGACGAGATCGGCCGGCTGGGAGGGGTGACTCCGGTGCTGGAGGAGATGATCAAAGACGGCAGGTGGTCGCGGCTGCTTGACGGTGCCGGGAAGTGGTATCTGGCTGCCAAGAAGCACGGCCCAGAATCAGCGACGAGTCCGAACGTCCGGCTCTCGACGATTCACGGGGCCAAGGGGATGGAAGCCGACGATGTCGTGCTCGCAACCGAGACAGCCGGTCGGATCGAGCGTGAGCGTGAGCTGTCTCCGCAGGTTCACGATGAGGAGTGCCGCATTGAGTACGTCGCGGTGACTCGTGCCAAGCAGCGGCTGTTTATTTGCGACTCAGACGAGCCCTTTTCAATGGAGATTCCGCTATGAGCACCCTATTCGATGTTTCGCCCTATGAGCCTGTTCGTAATCGCAAACAAGGCAAAAAGTCCGCGCACGCGGATTCTGCACCAGTACAGACCCAAATTGAGCCTACTTATAAGCCGTTTATTGAGGCTCGGGCGATCAAGGCTCTGGGCAGGCTCGACCATACGCACGAGTGCGCCGATTCGATGTGTCGTGGCTCCGCGCACGACATCATCCACGAAGACCGCGGAGAGTGGCTAATTCAGTGCTGTTTCTGCAACACGGCCCAGTGGGTGCCTGTCATCGCGGGGCACCTGAAGCCGAAGGAGGACGAGTTCATATTCAGAGGCGGAAGATTCCCTGGAATGTCCATCGACGAAGTCGCAGACCTCCCCGGTGGCCGAAAGTACATTGAGAACGCCGCGGAACTTCACGACCGGCCTGCCGTAAGAGCCGCCTGCAAAACTTGGCTTGCCCGATTTGCCCCCACCGTATAAGGTACGCAACACGATAATGCGAAAGGAGTACGCATCATATGCTTGTGCTGACACGGAAGCCCGGACAGAGCATCAAGATCGGCGACGACATCGAGATCATGGTCACGCGAGTGGCCGATGGTCGAGTCCGACTGTCGGTCGCTGCCCCCCACGACACGAAGATCGTGCGAACAGAGCTGCTCGAGGCTCCGCAGGGGGCCAAGTCGTGAACGAGACGCTGAATATGGCGACCATGCTCGTGCTCGCCGGCGCGGCGTTTTATTTCAGTCTCCTGCCGTACATGACGAGGGGGGACGAATGAGCGTGGCAATCATCACCAGCGTCTCGGAGAACATCCGCGACGTTGCCACGCTGACGCTGCCCAACAAGTTGGAGTATTGCCTACGACACGGCTATTCGCTGGTGGCAGACAACCAGCCATACGAAACGGCCGTGGCCCGCACCGATCTGCTGTGCCACTACCTTGACCGCTTTGATTTGATCTGGACGCTCGACGCCGACACGCTCATCACGAACATGGCGGTGCCGATCGAGTCTCTCGGGTGCATCGGGCCACACGTCACAGTGTGTGAAGAAGGAATAGTCGGCTGGAACCGGATCAACTGCGGCTCGATGCTTTGGAGGAACACGTTCAAAGCAAGGCAGCTCGCGAAATACCTTTCGGAAACCGTGGAGCAGTGGCGTTCGCTTCCGTGCATGTGGCAGACGTTTCTGGGCGACAACGCTGACGCTCTTGGCGACGTGCTGACCGTTGCCCCGCTGCGGTGGTTCAATTCGGTTGTCTGGAATCGCCCAGCCAACGCACACGACGAAATCGGGGGGCACTGGCAGGCCGGCGATCTTGTCTACCACCCCTGCGGCGTGTTCCCGCGTGAAGAAAAACTCCGCTGGCTCTCCAGCGCCTTCGGCGAGGTTCAGAGATGATCGAAGCCATCGCATCGCACCGCATGGCCCTGCACGAGGGTCACACCTCGAGCCGGCCTCTCTCCGAAGGCTACGAGTCGGTCGGCCTGCATGGCGAGTTTGCTTTCGGCGAGTTCTGTGGAGCGATGCCGGACATTTCCGACAGGCCGTCGGGCGACGCGGGCGTCGATTTCGTCGTTCCGATGCTGTTCACGGTCGACGTGAAGACCGCCCGTAAGGCAAACAACCTGATCCACGAGGCAGGTAAGCCGCTCGCAGACATCTACGTCCTGGCAGAGTTCGTCGACAACAAGGCGACTTTGGTCGGCTGGGAATGGGGTTCCAAGTTGGCGGCGGCCCCCGTCAAGGACTTTGGCTACGGAGTACAGAGCCACTACATACCGCGAGAGCAGCTCAAGCCTCTCTCTACGCTCGCCTGCCGGCTATGGAGGGTCCGATGAAATCCCTCGCCACACTCGTCGCCCTCTCGGCATCCGCCCTCGCCGGCACCACGGATGACCGTATACCGGATTCGGCATACGTCGACTATGCGGCGAATTTCGCCCCATTCGCCGCACGGATCACGGTGCGGGACGCGAAGGGCAAAATCTACAAGGGGACAGCCACGCCGATCTCCGACCATTGGGCATTGACGGCCGGCCACGTCGTCGAGGGTGGCGTATCCGCGACGATCACAAGCAACGCGAACGACTTTGCATCGACGGACATCGTGATCCACGAGCAATTCGACTCCGACCGCCTTGGATACAACGACATCGCCCTAGTGCGAGTTAGCAAGCCATTCGGCCTGAAGCACTACCCGCCATTGGGTACAGAGCAGGACACAAAGCCGGGCGATCTGGTGACCCTCGCCGGCTACGGATTTCACGGGCCAATGTCGAGTGGGTACACGTCCACCGACGGCCGCCTGCGGGCCGGCACGAACCGTGTCGAGCGGTTTGAGCGAACGGTGATCATCTGCATCGCTGGTGGGAGAAGTCCACTGGAGTTCTGCATCAGCCCTGGCGACTCCGGCGGGCCGATGTTCACGGCCGGTGCGGACGGCCGGCTCGTCGGGATCGCGTCGTTCACGATGGCTGACCACCCGCCGCTTCGGAGTCGTCGTGGCGAGGAGTCGGCGCACACTCGCGTCGGGTTGTTCAGGGAGTGGATACGGAAGGTGACAGAGTGAAAGCATGAT